TTTGTTGCTCAGGAACTTATGAATAAAGTTAAATTATAGTGTTGCGGAATTAAGGGATATAAATCTCTCATTTCCCATAACTGTTATTTATAATCAATATAAATAGATAATAATGATATTAATTTAATAATATACACTTTGAATATTATTAATTTCATCATATCTTTGCCTTGTGATTAGGTGAAAACACTAATCCATGAGCATAAAAAATAAATAATATACAAACATAATAAAAATGGATGAAATAGCAATTAATAAACCAAAAACTTTAAAAAGCCAGATTTTAGATATGCAGGCTGGAATGTGTCTTTTTGTCCCATTTCGGGAATATACAGAGATGCACGTAAGAAAAATAGTAAGGTTTCTTAATCGGGATGGATATTCTTATAAAGCAACGAGTGCGGGTGTTATAGACGGGATAAATGTAATAAGATTAAAATAATTATGAACCTGATCCTCCGAAATACCGACCGTATCGAAATGTCGATGGCTGAATTTATTGATTTCACCAAGAGCGTTGTCAAGGAAGCCGTTGCCGAAACTTACGGAGAATATATGAGCCGGAATGAAGCAATTAGGCATTTGGGCAGTCGGAAAAAACTGGAGCAAGCGATCAAAATGAATTTGATTAATCCGGATAAAGGGAGTGGAAATCAGAAATGGCGGGTAAAAACCCGTGAAGTCATTGAAGCATATAAAATAATTGATAAACTATGAGAACTTTTTCAATATTAGCCTTTCTTCTTGCCCTTGGAATATTAGGATGCAGTATTTACGGAGGGCAGTACCATAGTCTTCCTTTCGCAATAATGTCCGGTATTTTGGGTTGGGCGATGTGGCCGGAGAAGAAGCAGGTAAAACCATACCGAAGTTATAGAAGTTGGGACACTAAAGATACGTAATGGCGGAGGAATTTAGCAAGGTTTGGTCCGGCTTAAACAAAGTAAACCTAACACCGCCCCGGGTGAAAGTAAGGGGGGAACAGGGTGCGGAACCTGTATAAAAATATGTCGTGAGTTCTTTGGTCCGGTGACATTCTTTTCTTTACACCACAACACCTCCATTCACACCGGACCTTTTTTAAGTGACAATAAAGTAAGTGTTTGTTTCAGCCTTAGTCCTGTCGTGAGACAGCACGAAAGGCAAAATTTAAAAAAAAAGGTTATGAACGACAGAGACAAAGAAATTGAAGATCTAAAAAAGCAGCTTAGTGCAGCAAATGCATCTTGGACAAAATATTTTCAGGAATGCGAAACCCTTAAACAGGAACTGTTAAGGTACAAAGAGCTGGTAAAAGCACAGAGTGCCATTATAAACAACAATTAACCGTCCGGGGCAGTCCGCTGTAACTGTAGCAATATCTTGGACTACCCCGGCAACCCGCCTACTTAGCTCAGTTGGTAGAGCATCGGTTTTGTACTCCGAAGGTCATCCGTTCGAACCGGATAGTAGGCTCAAAAAGTAATTGATTAATAATAAATTGAAGAAAAATGTTGCGGAATTTAGAAAATATTTTGTCGGAAAGCTTGGTTAATTCAGAGGAATTTGCCATGTTTGCAGTGCCAAAATTCTACACATCTGAGATGTTGTGTTTATGCATTTCAGATAACCGCAATATAGCGGGGTTCTTCCGGTGTACATATCTGTTTCAGGTGTGTAGGGTTTTGGCGAATCGTAGGAAGGGCTCCGCTTCTTCTTTTATGAAAAATATTATTAATCAAATTTTTAGACACATGCCAAAACCCTCTGAAAATTTGAAGTCCGGGGACAATAGTGCCCTTACTTCAACGCAACCTAGCGAAAAAGGGAAATCACAAAGCAAGTTAGAAAAAGAAATTATCTCTATCCAGAAGAAAGTATCCAAGCTACAAGAGGAATGCAGACACGAACGAAATGAAAAGTATCGCCTGCTGTGCTACATTAACAGGTATTGTTCAGCACTGTTCCCTTACTTCGACAGAAGTAACCCGGTTGATTCCAAAAACTGGGAAAAGGTACACCGTCTCCAGCTGGATCTGGATAAAGAAATAAATTAAGGCCGTCCCAGTCGCCAAACTAACGGCCTTACAAACCAAAACAGGGGCGCAGTCCCCACCTCCAAACGAATGCAGAGGTTAACTGAATTTCGTCAACGTCCTGCATTACGAATATTGTAACGGGTGCAGTCCCGGCTAAAGCTGCCGCGAAAATATAAATAATAGAAGTAGCGACCAAATCGGGTGGAGAACATGGTTTCGATTTATCATTCCAGCAGCCCGTGAAATTAAGGAAAAAATCAATATGGCCTGCGATGGTTCGCCAAGGTATGGGTCCGATTCCCGTAGGCCAACAATTTAGAATTATGAAAAATTACCAGTTTGTCATCAAACTTCAAGCAAAATAAATTCGTATAAATATAGATTTTATTATTTTTGAGTGCTTAAATATGGAAGAGATGAACAACAACGCCATTTCGATTGCCAACTACTTTATTGACAAGTCTAATTCTGATCCTAACAGCAAATATCCCTTAACTTTGTTAAGGCTTGTCAAATATGTTTATATTGCATACGGATTCGCACTTGCGATTCTCAAAAAGAAAATAATCGATGAACGTTTCGACAAGGTAGAAGCATGGAAATATGGGCCAGTGATACCTTCCGTATATCACACTTTTAAGCATAACAAAAATAACCCCATTTCAGAGAAATCATCTATTCCTGTCTTTGAAGAAGATGATGGCAAACTATTATTCCGAGAACCCAAAGTAGAAGACAAGGAAATAATATCCTTGTTGGACTTTGTCTGGGACAGATACAAGGACAAGAGCATAACTGAACTCATTGAATTACTTCATAGACCAGGAACTCCGTGGGAATATTGTTACAGAGAAGGAGAAAACGTTGAGATTCATGACGAAATGACAAAAATTTACTATGAATCAATCGTTGAAAATGCGCTCAAATCATGACAATTGAAGAACTCTACAAAAAAATTTCAGGTGATGACTTATCTACTGTTAAGCATAAAAATTATGACGATGTAGAAGAACGCATAAGAAAAGAGGAGTTAAGAAAACTTGAACTTCAAAACGAATCCCTCGAAGGAGAAAACAAAGGTGATGCCCAAGACCGTGAACAAATAAAAGACTTCGCGGATCGAATATTCAGCTTTGTTTGCAATTATATGATATTCGTTTGCATAGTATTGTTTCTAAAAGCCATCACCCCTCAATTTTATTTAAGTGACAATGTAATTATAACTCTACTCGGTACGACAACAGCAAACGTAATAGGCATCTTGATAATTGTTGTAACCTATCTTTTCAGTAGAAAAAGAAAATAATCCCTAAACATATATATGTTTTAAAGACCGCTTCCGCAAGAGGCGGTCTTCTTTTTATACTCTATCAATACGCTACAATGGTTATGGCGCGCGGTTCGATTCCGCCGGTAGCGACACAATCAAACAACAAAACAAAAGTGTGGAACCATGAAAGAATTGCAAATCATTCAAACAAAACTGAAAGCACCGAAAAATCAATACAACAGCTTCGGGAAATACAACTACCGGAGCTGTGAAGATATTGTTGAAGCTCTCAAGCCTATACTGGCAGAAAATGAATGCACCCTGACGATTTCCGATGACATTGTAATGATTGGCAACCGTATATATGTAAAAGCAGTTGCCACCATTATAAATTCACAGGGAGAAAAAGAACAATGTGCTGCATTCGCACGCGAAGAAGAAACATTAAAAGGTATGACTGCACCTCAGATAACAGGCTCAACTTCTTCTTATGCCAGAAAATATGCCCTCAACGGACTGTTTTGTATCGACGATACACAGGACCCTGACAGCGACAAACTTCCGCAACAAGGCAAAGCATCAGAGAAAAAACAGCCATCTGCGGGGGAAAAAGACAAAAAAACATTTACCCGTGACGAAGTAAACGACAAAATGTTACACCGCCTTCACGACATAGAAGCTGAAGCAAAGGCTAAAGGAGAAAGATTCTCTATATTTTCTTTCCTCGAAAGCGTGTATACTATTACCCCGGACGACATTAAATACGTATGCGCCCGTCTTGGCGAATACGAACAAAAGAATAATCTCAAAAAACCATGAACGAATTAGCAAAATTTGAGAAGCCTGTTTCTTACTATGTAGATCAGGTTGTGAAAAGCATTCAGGATGGCGAACAAAATCCTCTGGATGTCCATTTATTCCGTGTGAAAATGGAGAAGATTCTGAAAGAAATCAATGACAACCCTGATATACAGGATGCTGTAATGAAAGAATTTGAAAAATATGGAGAGAGGATAGTTGAATACAAAGGGGCGCTATTACAGCAACAGGAAGCAGGAGTAAAATATGACTTCTCAGGATGCGGAGATCCGGTAATGGACGAATACCTCAGACAGTTGGATGACATGAAGCTGAAAATGAAAGAACGGGAAAAATTCCTGAAAAACATTCCTGTTTCCGGTATTGTAGACCCCGAAACAGGATCCTTTATATATCCTCCTTCCAAATCCAGTAAAACAACAATTAAAACCACATTAAAATGATAGAACTACAAGCTATAGGTAATATCGGCAAGGATGCCGAGCAGAAAATAATAGGCGGCAAGGCATACGCCTCATTTTCAATCTGTGTAACAGAAAAAACATCAGACGGGAAAGATAGGACAACATGGCTCCGGGTAATGAAATACGACAGCGAAGGTAAGTTGACCGCATACCTTACAAAAGGGAAAAAGGTTTGGGTACGTGGCAATCCCTACTTTTCTGCTTATGTCAGTAAAAACACAGGTGAAGCCATCCCGGACACGACTATATGGGCTGACAAACTCGTGTTCTGTTCTTCCGGAGAAAAGCAGAACCAGCAAACAGAAAGGCAATCCGAAGTAAATAATTTCCCGTCACAGGCAGACGATGACGACAGTCTGCCATTCTAACCATGAAAATCAAACTCCTTAACACTTCCGTTGGTCTGAAACCACTCTTCGATGAAGATTTCGAGGAAAAGAAAAAGTTGAAAATCGGAGAGGTTTACGAGGCCACTATCAAGCGGCCTCGAAACCTTTCCTTTCACCGAAAATATTTCGGACTCATTAACCTTGCCTGGGAATATCAGAATGAAAGAGCGGTTGAGCATTTCAAGCACAGCATCGAACTATTCAGAAAAACGGTAGAAATGGCAGCCGGATGGTGTGAGCCGATATACTCGATTGCCCGGAAAGAGTGGATTGAAGTTCCGAAGTCTATTGCTTTCGATAAAATGGACGAAGACGAATTTCAAAACCTATACGAACGTGTAAAGGACGTATTATTTAAATGCTTCCTCAAAAACATTTCAGTTGAAGAATTTGAAAAGAACCTTATTAATTTTTGATGAACTCATACACGACCAGCTCCGGCGAATATGTTCTTAAATCGGTCATAGACCGCCGGATTAGAGCAGCCAAAGAAAAGAAGATAGCCCAGATGATTGAAAAATATGGCTATCTTTTCTGTGAGGAATGTCATAGAAATGAGGCTGCAGGTATTCCACTTGATTGTTCACATGATATTCCAGTAAGTGAATGTCAAAAAAGAGGCCAATCGGAATTAGCCTGGGATGTAAATAACATTACCATCAGGTGCCGGGAATGCCACCACAAACATGATCATCAATCACAATTTAGTATGAAAATCCCATCTACCCTTTCTGCTCAAATCCTTTCCTTTCTATTTAAGGATAAATCCGGGCTAATCAGTCATCTCAAAGAGATACAAGATAGTCCGGTTTCTTTTTCGGATGTAAAAGGGAGGGAAAGACAAAGGAAAGGCGGGGATACTGGTTAAGAAACTTGAAAAATTGAAACATTAAAACATTAAAATTATGACAGCAACCTATTTTGAATCCACAGTAAAATACGAAAAAGTAAATGATGTAGAATACATCGGAAAAAAATTTGAAGATTTATATAACGATTATTTTGGATAATGGAAAACACAGAATTAAATCGGAATGAGCAATAATTTATTCACACCCGAAGACAGCGAGCGTATCGAATTACTCTGTCAGCTTAATCGCTTAGAGGCTCCCGTAGAAAAGTTACGGGAGCTTGTTGTTTATACAGAAAAATATAACCGCAAAAAGGAAAGGGAGGAAGGAAAGAAATAACATCCTGAACGGTTTCCCCGGGGTTCCATTCCCCGGCAAGGGCAAATCTTACATTAAATTTTGCAATTATGGATAATAGCCGTATATTTGTGGTGTTCAATTGCCAAGACGAACAACATAAATTACGTTAGAAGGGTGTTTTTATGCCCTATTATTTCTTGAATTTTCAAGTAAAATATAGGCCGTCGAAATTCCTTCGTTGCATAGCCCTTCATCGTAAGTGTTATGTTCGTCTTGGCAGATAACGGGAAAGTCGGCGGCTTTCTTATTTTTATTAACTTATAATTCATCAACGTAATGCCAAGACGAAGTGAATCTGTAAGTAATGTGAATCATAGTACCATTACAGCACGTCCACCCCGACGAAATGAGGGTCAATTACTTTCTCAGATAAAAGAGTTGCAAGCACAACTAAATCAAGTAAGACAAAAATTTGAAATCGAAAAGAGCTGCAAGAATAAAGCCTATTACTTTATTCTCAGTTCCGGGAACTTTCAAAAATTCGCGGAGTTTCATAAAAAGCATAGGGCAAATCTTGACTACTACGGGGCTTGCCTCGCGCAGCTTTATCTTGATTCATTTGAAAAATAAGTAAACCACACAAATATGGAAGAATTGATTATTACTTCTAACGATGGTAGAATGTCATCGTTAGAAATTGCACAGATTACCGAAAGAGAACACAAAGATGTCATGCGTTCAATTCGAAACATGGAAGAATCTTGGTTAAAAATAGCCGGGCGCAATTTTGCGCTGGGCACGTATAAAGATGCTAATAAGCAAGATAGACCATGCTATTATCTGACAAAAACCGAATGTTTATATGTCGCAACAAAATTCAATGACGAAGCAAGGGCTAAATTGGTTTTACGTTGGGAACAATTAGAAATAGAAAAGCGAACAGAACAAAGCAATCTTTCCCCGGCTGAAATGCTTCTCAAACAATGTCAGATCATGGTAGAACATGAAAAGAGATTGTCAACCGTTGAGCAGAAAGTTAACGAGGTATTAGCTATTCGGGAAGAAGCGCAGAAAGACATGTTATCACTCCCTCTTTCTACTGATGCTGTTCCTGAATTAAGCATGAGAGATAAAGTCCGTGCTTTGGTAAACAAATATTCCATGCACTTCAATGTTCCTCAAAAGAATGTGTGGGACCATATTTACCAAACCCTTTATTACAATTATCATATTGCACTGCGTTCCTACGCCAGAAAGAAAAATGAGAGTCTTATTGATGTAGCTGAACGTGTAGGCGCATTGGATAAAATGTACGCAATTATTTCAAACCTATCAAGGCAAAACGGATTAGTAGCATAAATTCCTCTTTAATACAGAATCAGCATGAATATAAAAGGACAGATAAAGTTAAGGGTGGATGCCGTTAACACCCACCCATGGTTAGAACTATTTCCGTACTCTTACAGTTGTTCTTACAGTAGTACGTACTTGGGTTCTAACCCGAACTTGGATTTTAGCCATGATGTTACTTTTTAAGTTTAACAAAAAGGAGGTTTACTCCCCGGCCCGCTTTGAGCCCCCTTTATTACTCGCTGCGGTACGGGCTAAAGTCCGCTACAAAGTTAACCATTTTGTAGTATCTGTCCTTTTTAATAATAAAATATATGCCCCGCATCCCGAAACCCAAACAACCAAAACCGATCATTCCCCGGCTGTCAACAACCTATTCCGACTGCCGGGAATGTATCTACTACCAACCGTGGAAATTCGGATTAGTTGATTGCCCGTTTTCGGTGGTGCCGCATGAAAACTGCGTGGACAGAAAAATTGAATGTGTAAATTATAAAAAAACATGATTGAAAATACTATTAAAAAAATTGAGCAATGGGTTGTCGACAGAAACCTGCATACCCAGGATCCAAAAGTACAGATGTGTAAAACAGTTGAAGAACTCGGAGAACTGGCCCGGGCAATAAACAAAGGCGATAGGGAAAAACAGACAGACAGCATCGGGGATACGGTTGTCACTCTCATCTGTATATCAAAACAACTGAGTATTGATTTCAGTGAATGCGTTGAATATGCATACAACGAAATCAAAGACCGGAAGGGGAAACTTATCAACGGGATATTTGTAAAAGAGGCGGATTTTGTATAAAAAATTAAATAAAAAATCATGATAGCACTAATTATCACATCCTTATCAGGAGACTACTCCGGTATTGCTGAAGAAGTAGAAAAACAACTCCAATACCAGGACAAAAAGCAAGAATCCGATGAAGTTGTAAGTATCCATCAGTTCGACATGCTTTCCAGGTCCTATGATGCAAAATTTGACGAATGCGAAAAACTCAAAGCCCGAAATCAGGAATTGGAAAAGTCAAACATTAAACTCATGGAAACGGTTAACAAGTACCGGTACTTTATCGAGTGCCAACGAAACGAAATAGATAAACTATGAATTTTTAAACATGAAAGCAGAAGATTTAATAACCAGAAATACTTTATCCAATATTATTTTGGATAAAAATCAACATGTAGTGTCTATTCCAATTGCAATTACTGCTATAAACATGGCTAGGTCCGAAGAACGTAAGAAAGCTATTAAGGCATTCAAAATTGCAACAGATGGTTATTTGAACTGTGGAGGGACTAATCGTAAATCAGAGGTATTAGCACTATTTAAAGAGATACTAGGGTGTTCTAATATTAAAATCTGAAACATGGAATACGACGAATTACTCAAAGACCCGCGCTGGCAGCGTAAACGGTTAGAAGCAATGCAAGCGGACAAATTCACATGCCAGATGTGTTTTCGTTCAGACAAGCCTTTAAACGTCCATCACAAAAAGTATATCCAAGGCGCTGCTCCATGGGAATACGATACAAGTGATTTAATCACCCTTTGTGAAAAGTGCCATGCAAAATATCATCGGGATGTAGCCAAAACAAAAATAATGATTGACACACTATTAATTATATCAGAACGGTTAAAAGCTGCAATATGGCATGGCAAGGCAATTAAAAGAAGGATTGGATTTTTTTTCTTTTGATGTCGATTTTTTTGATGACGAGAAAATAGGTGCAATTTCGGGAGAGTTCGGGATAAAAGGAGAAATTACGGTAATAAAGCTGCTATGTGCGGTATACAGAAATGGATACTTCATTATGTGGAATGAGCCGTTAAAAATGAAACTTTTAAAATCCCTTCCCGGAATAAGTTCTGAACTGCTGGAACAAATCGTGAATCGCTTAGTTAGGTGGGGGTTCTTTGACAGCTCCTGCTTTAACTTGGAAAAGATTCTGACAAGTGAAGGCATTCAGAAGCGATATTTCTCGGCAATAAAAAGAAGAAAACCAAAGGAAGAATATCCTTATCTACTCATTAATGTAGACAATAATCCTATTAATGTATTCAACAACGGCATTAATGTATACAAAAGTACACAAAGGAAAGGAAAGAAAATAAATAATTCCCCTATAAATCCCCCTTTAGATTTTTCTGGGGACGAAATCATGCACATCCATGAATTGAAAAAAAGAATATTTTCTGACGAAACAGCATGGATGGAAACTGTTGCCATGAAAAAACACATCACACCGGACGGCATAACAGAGTGGATAAACAATTTCTTTGACGAGCTTGAATGCACCGGAGAAAACATGAAAAGCGTGAAAGACTTCAAATCTCATTTTTTTCGATGGCTTAAAATCCAACTAAAAGACAGAAAGGAGGAAAACAATGACAGAAGACTTGAAAACTGGTAGATCAAAATCGACAATTACAGAAAAGGCTGTTTTAGGGGCGATGTTAGTGTCCCCTGATATAATTACCGATGTCGTATCGAAATTAAGCGCAGACTCTTTCTTTGATGTCGAAAACAGGATAATTTTTGAAGCCATTCTAAAACTGAATGACGATAACACGCCTGTAGACCTGATTTCCGTTGCCGAACAACTGAAACAATCCGGTAAAATCGAAGAAGCAGGAAATTACAGCTATCTGGCAGAACTTACCAACCAGTCAGGATTAGGAATTGCGCGGATAGAATACTACTGCAAAATACTCTTACAATTACAGGTCGAACGCCTGTTGATAGACATGAGTATGGAAATTATCCGTATGTCTGACGGAACAAACGACGTATCAGATACGATTTCATTTGCTGACAGGCAACTACAACGCATCAATGATGTACTTTCCTGCAACAACAGAATGGAGCACATTTCAACGGCAATAGAGAAAGCAGCCGATGAATCAATTATCCGGACAAACAATCGAAGGCAGGGCAAAATGACCGGTGTAACATCCGGATTAAAAGAACTCGACACGATGACCTCCGGATTCAAGGGTGGAGAATTAATAATCCTTGCCGCCCGTCCGGCGATGGGCAAGACGGCAATGTTGTTGTATTTCGCAAAAAGTGCTGCAAGACAGGGTATTCCAGTCTGTATATACTCCCTCGAAATGGACAGCATTAGTCTTGCCGACAGGTTGATATTATCAGAAACGAGTATCGAAGCAGACAAGTACCGGAACGGATACATATCAAACGCAGAGTTTAACGAAATCGCAGGAGCGAAAAAGAGACTTTCAGAACTACCGATTTACGTGGACGACAATCCTATCGTATCAATGCGGTACATTCGCACACACTCTAAAAAAATGGCTAGGCAAGGGAAATGCGGATTGATACTTGTCGATTATCTCCAGCTTGCCGATATGAGCGAAAAAGGTAAGAACAGAGAGCAAGAAGTGGCACAGGCGAGCCGGCAGGCAAGGATAATTGCAAAAGAGCTTAATGTGCCGTTTATCCTCCTTTCTCAGCTTAATCGTGCTTGTGAGGAGCGAATGGATAAGAAACCACAACTTTCCGATCTTCGGGAATCTGGAGCCATTGAACAAGATGCTGACAAAGTAATATTTGTTTATAGACCGGAGTATTACAAGCTGGAAGACCAGCATGGAAACCCAATAGTCGGAGAAGGAGCGTTGATAATGGCAAAGCAGCGTAACGGTGCTGTCGGAGATGTAAAGTTTAGGTATAACGAAAGTCTGACACAGATATATGATTACAATAACGCCAATCCATTTTAATGGTAAATCACTAAAGAGATGAAATGCCGCTATATTTACCCCGAGGCTGGTAAAAAAATACGATAAAAAACATAAGAATGAAAACAAGTAAAAGTCAGGCAGACATACTAAGCAACTTATCTTTCGTCTTGGTGGATATAATTGAAAGTTGCTTTATCGAGGCTAATGAAAAGCTAAAAAGTGAGAACTGCGAATTTAAACACGAGGCTAAACGCGAGTTCAACCTCCTTCTTTCCCATTGCCGGAACCTGAAAAGATATGTCCGGAATTGCAGCGAAGAAACTCAGGAGTTTTTCGGTAAGGATTCGGATATGCTGTATCAGACCTTAAAGCTTATCATTGACAGGTGTGGCACCGATGATGTAAAGCTTTTCAAATTCTTCAATTACATCAAGACATTCCCGTCTCAGCTTGATATGGATATCGATGATACGGTGTTCAACGGAGTGTGTAAAAAATAGATTTAAAAATTATTGGTGTGTGCTATGGACAAATATGGATCGATAGATCAGAATTGGTATTCTTCCGAAAACCAGAAACATGAAAGGGAGAAGGCGACAGAAGCTTTGAAACAAATGAAAGAACTAGAAAAACAATATGAAAAATCACGTACTGTGATTATTGAAAGAACACAGTACAAAGGAGTCAGGAAACGGTATTTAAAAACAAAATCATGAATAGAGAAATATTATTTAGAGGGAAACCTATTGATAAAAATTTCGGTGAATGGGTTGAAGGATTTTATATGGAGGATTTGAATAATGGCCGGATGAAGTCATTCATTTTTAATTCCCCTTTACAGATAGAAATAGATCCGGAAACTACAGGACAATTCATCGGAATATATGACAACGCCGGACGCAAAGCTTTCACTGGAGATTTTTTTAAAGATAACTTTGGAACAATCCTGACGATATTCCAGACACCGGGAGGATTTGCTACAGAATGTAATCCTCTTGCTTTTGGTCATGGATATCAGGGCGGCACAAATCCTTCAATGCCTCTGTCGGATCAACAAAATGCATCTTGGTTTGAAGGTAATTGCAAGATTATAGGCAATATCCACGACAATCCGGCACTACTCAAATAATGTCTATCACATACCCATCACATTAGTAATGTTTTGATATTCTGTTGTTTTGGGTAATGAGTATCATTCCTGATTGTTAATTTATCACATAAAAACTATTGCAGTACGAGAGTGCTGTTAAATATTATTGTCCTATGGACTTAAACAAAAAGATAGAAGACTCCATTAGAATCATCCGAAAAATGGAGAAAATGGCTTTTAAATACTCTCCAGATGGTTTCCATGTCGCATTCTCCGGAGGTAAAGATTCACAAGTTATTTATGAACTTGCAAAAATGGCAGGAGTAAAATTCAAAGCATATTTCTACAAAACATCTGTGGATCCACCAGAATTACTAAGGTTTATTCGCTCGCATTATCCCGATGTTATTTGGCTGAAACCGGAAAAGACAATGTTTCAGATGATATTACAAAAGAAGATGCTACCACTTCGGAACCGTCGATATTGTTGTGAATATTTGAAAGAAAGACGTGGATTGAATGAAGTTGTAATTATTGGGATTAGGAAAGAGGAAAGCACACGCAGGAAGAAGAGAAAAGTTTTTACGAATGACTGCAAGTTAGGATGTGATAAACCTATATTGTCCCCGATTCTTGATTGGACAGAAAGCGATGTTTTTGGATTTCTGTCAAGTAGGAACATTCAAGTTTGCGACTTATACAAAAAAGTACACCGAATCGGGTGTATCGGATGCCCGATGAATTGTAAAAGCCAGCGCAATGAATTAAGGATGTTTCCAATGTTCAGAAGAGCATATATCAATACTATTGAGAAACTTCGTATCCTTTATGGAAAATACATGGAATTTGAGAGTGCGGAAGATGCTCTTAACTGGTGGTACTCCGGAATATCAAAGAAAAAATATCTGGCAAACAAGAAACAATTAAAATTTCCCTGGTGGGATGAAATGATATAATTATGAAAATATGGATTGTAAAGAATATTTTAATTAAATAAAATGGACGCCACCTAAATGATGACGTCCTTGCCAACTCCACTACAACAGACACCACAAAGAAACGTGTCTGCTTTATCTATTCTTACCGAGGTAGACCAATACCCTTACAGAAATAAACTCGCAGACACGTATATACGTAGTCTAACGAGCTTAGTATCTGTATTTTTATTTTGGTCTTTTCGGTAAGTACTAAACTCAACTACAACAATTACAAAACAATATGCGCAACTCTTTGCACATTGCAAATATAAGAAATTATTCCTGAATTTAAATTAATATGATAAATCATGACAATAACAACAAAAGATAACAAAGGAAGGACACAACGCTCAGAGATATGGTTCCATGAGAGCTTTATTGCCATACATTGGCATCTTTTTACAGATAATCCAGAAGTTGCAAAGGCAGCTAACCGAAGCAGGGAAATCTGGGGATGTTATTACTGTGCGTTTGAATCCATTCTTCCGAAATGGGCATTTAATGAAATTATCGAATCGAAAGAATCAGTTGAAAAATTTGTAAAATGGTATAAGAATGAAAAAAAATAATCCCTATGCAGAATGATTTTGATTTGTCGGAAAAATGCCGTATGTTTGTTCCGACTATCATATTAAGGGGCGGTAAGTCCGCCAAAACTGCGGGCATTTTTTATGCCTTAAACTGATATACGGTTTCATTACCCCCGTGTGGAGTGTTAATGCACCCACAGCCCCTTAGGTGATAGTCAACGGGACAGGATGAAACCGTTTTTATTTTCATCCACAAATATCAAATTCTTAGAGGGAATGACTATCACGAAAAAGAATTTGTCAACATCGATACAAGGTATCGGTGAAGCACGTAACACCCACGAAACGGGCGAAATCTTATCACTAAATCAGCAGCTTGAAACCTACAAAAGGCTGTTTGAAATCGAAAAGAATTGTAAGAATCAGGCTTATTTCTTCATTCTTTCATGCGGACATTTTGAGGAATACCGCGGATATTGCAAAACGCATCCTACAAATGTAGATTATCATTCTGCGTGTGTGGACAGTATTAGGCTTCAATTACTAAAAGACTAAATCATGGAAAACAATATTTTTAAATACAACGGAACCGATATTACTTTCTTATCGGGGAATGGGGACGTTATGATTAACGCCACTCAAATGGCTAAACCATTCGGCAAACAAGTATATGAATATTTGCGTTTACCTTCTACAAATGAACTAATTAAGGTCAAAGCGGGAAAATCCCGTATTGCTGAAGATCAATTAGTTAAAACAATCAGAGGTGGTACAAATCCAGGAACTTGGATGCATGAAGATATAGCCCTTGATTTTGCTCAATGGTTAAGTATTGATTTCAAGTTGTGGTGTATGGATCGTATAAAAGAACTTATGCGTTTTGGAATGACCGCAACCCAACCAACGCTTGAAGCAATGGTCGATAATCCGGATCTAATTATTGGTTTAGCAAAAAAACTTAAAGAAGAACGGGCCGAAAAGCAAAGATTACTCGAATTGAATGAAGCAACACAGAAACAATTACAGCAACAAGCCCCAAAAGTCCTTTTTGCTGACAGTGTTTCCGCTTCTCATACCTCCATCCTTATCGGAGACCTTGCAAAGATTTTAAAACAAAATGGAGTTGAGATCGGTGCCAAAAGGCTATTTGTGTGGATGCGGAGGAATGGTTATCTGATAAAGCAACCTGGTATGAGCTATAATATGCCATCGCAAAGAGGAATGAATCTTAATTTGTTTGAAATAAAAGAAACGGTAGTGACACATTCTGACGGACACACTTCAATAAACAAAACCGTTAAAGTTACCGGAACGGGGCAAATCTATTTTGTAAACAAATTTCTAAAACAAAAAGAATTGGTATAACTAACAGAGGGGTGTAATGCCCCTCTCTAAAATTAATAAGTTCAAACAACCATGATCCCCAACAAAACTAGTAAAGACTACAAGCGGCTCAAGGAGCTGCTTGATAAAGGAGAAAAAATAACTGTATTTTTCTTGCATAAATCAGGGTATGGAACTGAGCATAAAATACGCAAAACAGCAGAAAAGAAATATAAAGAAATGACACACTGTGACGGATATTTTATAGGCCCAATGACCATATTCCCTTTCAGTCAAAAACCTTTTGAATACTACTGTGAAAAATACAATGTTGAATTTATAGAGCCAAATTTATGAAAGACCAATCTTTATTTCATAGACATGAAAATTTATATAATTCTAATCCACGAGATCCCTTTTGTTCATGATATTATGGACAAAGTGGACCTTACAGAAAGAGGGAGTAAAGTGTATGTCAAATTCAGGACGATTAAAATGGAATCACATGATGAAAGTGAAGATAATTTCAAGAAAATAGTAGAACATATATGTTTTAAGCAGCATAAAGAACTTCAAAATACGGATGGGATAGGCAAACCTGTATTTGTATATGCTGTCTCAAACAAATCTCATCGTATTGTTTATTTCAGGAAAGGCATAAATCAAGTTTCAGACGGTAAAAATATATATATGTTTGATGATTTGATTTCTCGTTTTTTATCTGTTCAAACAGATAGCATGCGGAAAGTTATCAATGTAGGAGACGAAATAGACGGTAAGTTTCATCCGATAAAATGCTATAAATATACAAACATTCAATAATGTAGTAAAAGCAATGATGAATACAGAAAGAAGTTTATATGAAATAGAGGTCGCATTGGCCAAATCCGATAGCTTTAATTTTATCCGAAATATCGTCGCTTTCAATGTAAATGGATGGGGAAGTAAATTTCATATCGGGCATGAGTGTGATATGCTAGTCTTATCAAAATCAGGATACTTAACGGAAATAGAGATAAAGCGTAGTTTCTCAGATTTTATTGCCGACTTCAAGAAGAAACATCATCATGAATCGGCCGGAATTATAAAATACTTCTACTACTGCGTTCCTGAAAAGATATATGACAAAGTATGTAGTGAACTATCAAAGAGAGATGTATTATATTCCGGCATAATCACATTCAATGAAGATTTAATAATCAGACATCATGGATATGATAAAAACGTACATATCCGTGAAATGCGGCCGTACCGAAAACTATCCCTAGAAGAGCAATTGCAAGTTGCAAGATTCGGAGCAATGAGATCTGTGATTTTGAAGGAAAAACTTATCAAAGAAAAGGAGGAAAAGAAATGAGTATAATCAAAATAGATTCACTTGAAATATTCAAGCAAAACAGGTACTATCCTACTGATATAGGATTAGTATCCGACAATGCTTACCTAAGTATTGTAGTTACAAATAAATGCCAGTGTAATTGTGCCTATTGTATAAATTCAGAGACAGACAGATCCCTTGATTTGCCTTGTGGTAAAGCCTTAGGTAATATCAGATACCTGGTTGAAAAGGAACATTTTGGTGGTGATAATGTAGGGAGCAAATAGAATAATATTTTAACAGAGAGGTGAAAGCCTCTCCGTTATTTTCTATCAAAAATTAGGAAAATCATGAAACCAACCCAAATAATACAGCAAGCCACCGAAAGCCTTTCGGAAGAAATACGGATGAACTACGTTTACGGGAATATGTTCCTGGCAGACGTTATCGACAACTACATCTGTGAGTTAAAAAAGGCAATTACAGAAGTTGGACTATACAAGCTTGAAAACAAAAAGCTGATCCGGAACATGGAAATAAATATTACCCTTTACCGTGATAAAATTCGCCGGCTAATGGGAGAATATGCATATCGGTACACACCTTACATGCTAGACCGTTTCAACGACGAATTCGAAAGGCATATTAAAACACTGTTCTACTCAGTAAAAAGAGAATTGGATAAAACTGTACCGGCACTATCGGTACCGCTTTCTCATCTTACGATGATTTATATGATCTCATCACTCGAAATCAGCCGCACCACACAATATGCCGAAGAAGTTCAGAAGGCATCCGGGGTAAAAATGGACCCTGTATATGACCAGTGTATTGTTGCAATAAGAAATATTTCTAACCAACTCCTTTGCAAGTTATCCGATTTCTCATGCGACAATGTAAATCATAAGGAAATTTCTATGGCATTTGAAATCCTTTCCAAGGAATTAAGAGAGTGTAAAATTGAAATTTGCCAGAAAGCAAGTTAAGTTCATAAATATGATAAAGATCACTCAGGAAGATATTGATAACGGATAAGTGGTTTCGCAAAGTTGTATCCAGATACTGAAAGTCTGTAATTAGCAATCGTAATTTGTATAAACATTCCAAAATAAATAGATTATGAAATGTAAAAGATGTGGTCAAGAATTTGACGGCTATGCTCCTATGATGAATGCTGCATATTATAACGATATAGTTAGATACGCATGTCCGCATTGTGGAAAACTTCATGAGTTCAGAAGAGTAATAAAGGTAATTCCGATTTCGGATGAAGATGTATGCTTATATAAAGATAACTGGGGGAATAAAATTGCAAAAGATGAAGATTATGGGAATTAAAGGATATTGTACATTAAAGAATCTGGGCTCGGTATTTATTGGATATCCAGAAAATGGTGAAGAATATGAAGATATTAGGAAAACCATATTAGAGGCTTCTTATCTTCCAATAATGGATATTGCTGTTGATGGGGATGGACTTATGGTTATTGAACCTAAAGGAAGATGTGTTATTGATGTTCGTAACATGGAAAGTATAAGGTCGTGGTTTGAATGTGAAGAATATGGAGGTATTATAATGCCTAGAAATTTAAATATGGTTGAAAAATTAGTCTTTTGGTCTAAAAGGACAGGCAGAAAAGGAGGGTATGGTGCTATTGTTAAACAAATGGTAATTATGTCCTCTCTTCATAAGGGAAAGTTTACGGACGATTTCTTATTTCAAAATCAATAGACCATGAAAGTAATTGCGGAAATAACACTTGATTCATCTTGGGATGAATACCAGTATTACTCAAAGGACCTTTTGGAAGAAGACCTCTTTGAAAATTTGAATAAGGAGGGTATTTTGAGCGCGAAAATAGTTGATATTGTAGAACAGCCTAAAGATGAAGTGTTTAAAACTGGACTACTCAAAAAAGGAAGAATATTTGTCAAAAATTGAAACTTAAAACTATGGAAACATTGGAAATATACAAGCCACCTTTTCACAGATCGGATCCATACATATTTTCATCAAATGGAGTAATGGCATTCGTTATTTTAACACAAGATGATGAATTAATTGATGGGATATTGAATGCTATAAATGAAGAAGATGAGCATTTAAACCTTGACGGAATAACCTGCAATAGCATATTTATTCTGAAAGACGGGAAAAGCATTTTAATGGTTAGAGGTTGGGGACATCTTACTGGATGCGGTGCATTGAAGCTATCGGATAAGGAAGCAATAATTATTCAAGATGAATTTAGAGATTGGGTGGTTAGAAAAATAAGCGGGGGAAAGGTTGAATAAAAATAGCGAGGACTAACCTCGCTATTACTTAGTTTGTTTCCTTCTAGGTGGTATTTTTGGAGACTTCATTCCGTCAATATGTTCAAATAGAGAATTATCTACATGAGCCATCATAGGATCCAAGATAAAATCAATGCCTTCCCTTCTCGCTAATTTAGATGCTGGAACAAAATCAGCATCACCAGATATAAGTACAATTCTATCAACAAAATGCTTTAACGATAAAGAAGCAATATCTACCCCTATCTTCATATCTATACTTTTTTGCCTTAATTCGTAATAAACATCACTTTCTTGTAAGTCCTCTATTTTCAATGAACCAGATAATAATTCCTTTATTTTATTTGGTCTTATTTGCCAATTGCCAGAATCCTTAAGATATCCTAGTCTAAGTGCAACTTTTCTTTTTTGTTTTAAGGCTTCAAATATTTTATTCCTAAATATAGCTTCAGGACTTCTCTCAAAAACAATACATTTTTTAGAAATAGGATTATGAACTCTTTTTGAAAAAGGTACACAGTCGTAGAAAAATATACGATAAAGATAATTTTCTTTCCCAACATGTGAATGAGCTAATGTATAAATGTCATCAGCAACTTCTTCAGGAGTTTTGTTTTTTCCCTTATTATATAAATAATTATATCTTTTAATAAAAAATCCTCCGTCTATTAGAACAGCTATTTTGACTGGTACACTAAAATTAGATTCTGGCTTATTGTTTGATTTCATATCATTATAAAAAACAAAGGCTCTTGGGTCGGCATGCTCATTATTAAACCAAAATTGGTAGAACATACGAAGCCAAGAGCATAATTATGCCACAAATATAGATTCTGGAAATATGATTTACAAACAAAAAATCCAGAAAATCATTTTATAATGGCATTTTTAACATATACGGATCAACATTGCATAAAGTTACAAAAAAGAGGGAACACACTCCCCTCTCACACCTTCCGATATGTTCACGACGTATATTTTCAGCTTTTACAAGCATCTTAATTCATGTAAGGCCATTTCACATAGAAATGTTATGCAAGCTGTGTCGGCAATATCAAGCAATATTTCAAATTTATCGGACATAGTATTTTATTTCATAGTTGCGAATAAATCCCTTGCATAATAAATAAACTACAACTGGGAACATCATTTCAGCAATATCTCCGTTTATATAACAAACTTCCTCCCCTTGTAGATTAAATCCGCTACTTACTGCGATATGAACTGACAGGTGGTGTAATTCATGTGTGATTAGGTTAAAATATTTTGCTGGACTAATAGAAATAGCAAATATGATCACCGATTCCCGGTAAAAATAGTTACTAAATGTAAGTCCATTGTTTACATTATCGCTTGTTATATTTATATATGCTTTTTTTAAATCTTCTTCATTACAATTTATCTGGTACAAGGCATCTATTATTTCTTCAACATGATACCTTGTGACCGGATAAAAGGCGGTTATGTTCCATTTCTGGCCCTTAACATAGATATGGAACCGTTGTTTTATCATATCATATCCTCCCATGGGATGGGAATACCTTTATCTTCCTGCTTTGTCATCCAGCACCTAAATATGCTTTCTGGCACTGCATCTTCATCATCTATTTCATCCTTGACGGCTTTACATAGATGCAATTCATCCTCAATACTCGATTTCCAACGATCAGAATAAATCATATTTATGACGTACACGAAATTGTACCCTATGTTCCTTTCAAGTTTAATTCCGTGTTTCGATAATAATTCTTCGGCCTTTTCTTTCGAATACGGCTCAATACTTTCTAATTTCCCTGTAGCGGTGTTTTTTCGCATCATTTGCTTTACTGCATATTCACACGCCCTTTTTGAAAAGGAATATCCGTAATTCCGGAGATATGCCTGCATTTCACGGGGTATATAGTTATAACTGCTTAAGGCTGGTGTACACATATTTTTGTATAATATAGAGGGGCAAAATGCCCCTCTTAGTTAATAATTACATAAACCGGGGATCAAATCCCTGTCCGCCAAAATTATTCCGGAACCATTGTCCGACATTTTCGCCATAACCACCTTGGCCCATATTTTGGCCCATGCCTTGTCCATAATTTGGGCCATATCCTTGATTGCCGTTTCTTTGTCCCATTCCCTGTCCCATTTTATTGAGCAGTTTATGTCCTTTTTTCAGGAAGTCCTGCAATTCTTCTGAGAATTCTCTTATTTCTTCATTCATGATACAATAATTTTAAAGTTAATTAATTCAGGAGTTCTTTCAATTCACCGAGATCTTCCGACGTAAATTTGATACTCCCTAAGCTACCTACAAACATATCTAACAGAAAATTATTAGGCATATCTATGATTGCCTGCCCTTTCCCTGCCTTAACTTTAACCATGCCAAATTGATAATCCCGGATGTCCATTTCTTCAAATAAAGACACCAGATTATCAATCATAACATCGCTGTCGATCGTCCCGTCTTCACTGGCAATAAACAAAAAGCTGGTATCAAGCCATTTATTAATAAGTGCATCCTTCCGAGCCAGTAAATTACTTAGCCCATTTTTAAAAAAAGTGCGTGTGTGTGCTTTATCCGGGAAAAGAGAATCTATTTTATCATTTCCCCACGACTGTATCGCAGTTTTAATTTCACCTTTAAATTGGTTTAAATCCTCTTTTTTCATTTTTTGCCTCCTTTCGAACGTTTCATTTTTTGATACTCAGCGTAAGGGATGTCGGAATACTTTTCTTTATATTCCTGGAAATCATTAATCTCTTTGTCAACCTCAGTAGCAGCAGATTTTCTCAGCCTTTTTACTAGCGTCAGATGGTTTTCGAGCGCATCTTTGCCTTCCTTTGAGCCTTCTACTACTGGACGCATCATTTGCATGTATTTAGTCTGAAGAATAGACATTATCATATTCTGACTTTCAATAAATTCTTCATTGTTTGTTACAATTTCAAATTCCTTGTCCGTCATCCCTGACACAATACTCTCAATTTCGTCCCATATTGGCGTCTGGTTCTGTTGTGGTTGCTGGATCATCTGGTTTTTAGCTTTTTGCATCGCTTGTTTCTTTTGCTCCAAAGCAGCTTGCATCCGCTCTATCTCCTGATATCGCTCTTCTATGTTATAGGAAGATTGGCTTAAAAGAGGATCGCTGTTTCCGTTAAAGAAAAAGTTATTTCCTGGCATGGTTATTTGTTTTTTTGTTTTCTACGTTTATAAGTTCTCTTTTTGGTAAGAGTTTTAGGCTGCTGGAGTTGATCCTCCACTGGTCTGGTTGCGAAAGCAGCAATAACTTCCGATACCTGTAATGGTAGGTTCAGTAGGTACTACTACAACCCCTTCAACCATTTTGCATGTCTTTCGATCTACATAATTGATTCCTGCTGTGAATGCTTTTTCAATTTCACACTGAATCAATTTATCCTGATAAGGGCGTACTGCATTGCTGATTGCAACTTGGGCTTTCAGGTCACATAATTCTTTGCGGGTTTCATCATCTTTATCCCGGGTGTATTTGTACAAGCTGAACAATTCAGAATTCAGACGATTGTTTACAGCATCGATGTTGTCCCGGTTATTCTTATACAAACCAAAATCGGCATCTACCATGGTCTTGTATAGACTGAATTTTTCAGCAATATCCGTTTCACGAGAATCGGCGATAGATTGCATTGAACCAACTTTAAGCCCCCACATCGCGTTGGTTAATTCCAATGCATCCTCACATCCTTTTTCCCATGCCTGGAAAGAAGTAGGAGCCACACAACCACTTCCGGTTCCTGTGCCATAAGCATTAATGTTAACATTTGCAGGAGTACCACCACCTCCGGAAAAACTGGTTCCACCGCCTAGTATTGAACCAATCCCATTACTACGTCCCCAAAGAGCAGCAGCACCGAGGACAGTACCGATAATACCCAATGTAAGGCCTGCATTCGCCCGCTCTCTCGTAGAGCGACGATTTTCACCGCCTTCCTCATACACTTTCTTTTCGATAATTTCCATATAGTTAAAGAATTTTGATTACTCCGGCACCATTGCCGGACAATTCAAAATTCACATACAATTACTTGCTATTAAATTAATTGCTTGCTAATGCCTTGCTTATCTCTTGCCAAATACTTGACAATACTAGACTATGCTTTAATCGGCTATCCATTTTACTTTTAAGCCAGTTCACCCCTTGCCGTGTTATGCCTAATTTGCTAGCTATAGCGGTATCCGAAAAACCTAATTTTGAAAGTGCATTGATTAGTAATATACGATAGCTTACATATTCCTCATGCCGGTCTGATTTAATCATTTCGAAAGATGCTCCGGTACGTTCTGAAACTATTTCCACCACTTTTTCAAAAATTTTTTCCATAATTCTGTAACCAAATAAAAATCCTGTCCGTAAAACTCCCCGAAAGAAGTCTTACAGATAGGATATATTGGTGGTGCTCTATATTTTGGAAGGGGGCTTCTTTCCTTTATATCTTACCCCGGATAAATCGTATTATCTTGAATACAGATGGGATACTGAACGCAAATAGCAAAAGGACAAGCCACCACATTATACCAGGGACTTTATTCTTTACTACTTCGACCGGATAGGGAACCGCGATGCTATCTGTTTTGCTTATATTTACGGTATCATGCATAAGCCTATCACGATATACAATATGATATTTATCGCTGAAAACTGTATCGCCTTTAACAAGAACAAATACACTGTCGCGCACATAGATACTATCCCGCTTTATCTTGTCAATGTATTCTTTCTCTGTCTTTACTGTCTCTACCGGCACGTACTGAATACTCCGGCAGGAGAATATAGAAAGGGCTATCAGTATAATTATTATCCTCATTTTTCTGTTTTTTCTTCTATGTCAATAATATCAGACTTCCGCCTGAAAAATTTAAAAATATCGACCTTTACATGCCGACCGTGAGCTTCAAAGTAATTCCCATAACAGGAATTTATCTCAAACCCGTATATGACCAACAGGACAATAGAAGGAAGCAGCGGAATGTCAAAAGGTTCTCCAAATGTCTTCCCTATAGCTCCGGCAAGAAGAATCCAGCATAAGTAATCTACCATTTTGTTGATAGTCCTTCTCCCAGCCCGTGAAAACCGGATTCTTTCACCCCTTTTCTTGGATGCCGCTATCCCAAACCTCAGGTCTACGATAATTAATATCAGTGCAAGCAACATGAACCATTTTAAAGGTTCGATAAAATCCATAAAACCACTCATGAATACTGATACCATTGCCGAAATTGTGTTTCTTTCACTCATAATCTTAATTTAAATGTGGTACTTCTATCCCCTCCCGAAACATTGTTATAAACAATATTTTTTATAGTTCTCGACAAACTCCTTTACGGTCCCTCTGCCTAATGGCGTATTGTAATATTGTTTCCAGTATTCACCCATCGCCCAAACATCCTTATTCGAAGGTAATGCCTCCTTTACACGCAAATAATGTATGCGGGTCATACAGATCATCAGCTTTTTGTTATCTACAAGCATTTCAGGTTCCAAAGTTACAGCACTGGATGCTTTCATTACTTTCCCCATTAGTTCCGGTTTATGCCGGAGAAAATTAACCACAATATCATTGAAGGTTGCCGGCTCCATCTGCCCATATCCTAAAGCCGGACCACCGCCAATTTGCCGGGTGTACTTAAAATTGCTTTCCTGAGCAAACGTCCCCATGATAAGATCTCTTGCATTGTCAGAGTACAAGCCTGTTTCTTTCAGCGTTTCGGTTATTAACCTTCTCCATTCCTCTTTGTCCATATTGTTTTATATTTCTAAATTATTCTTTTGTATTCTCAAAAAAAACTTTGTAAATTTGCAACATAAGATTGACTTGGGGTTGCTTGGGAATAGTATTGAGGTCGCGCGGGCGGCCTCTTTTTTACTTACTTTTAATAGCAGATATTATTGCATTTTTAATAAAAATATGCCAACTAGCTCCCATTATTGCAGCTTTAAATAATTCTGTTTCATTTTCATTCATATCTACTGGTTCTTCGTTGAATATTTTTTTGGCAATTTCGTGCATTTCGATAGTATTTGTATTTATATATACTATGTTGCCAATCAGTCGATGAATAGCTGAATTCATCTCTTTTTCTGCCAATTGAATATAGTCATTACCTAATAAATCAATGGCAATCACATCTTTTGTATCAAAACTGTATTTCATTGTATTGGTATTTGTTATAATGAAGTGACTGTTTCAACAATCTTTCCATAAAATTCCGTAATCAATGGGACAATTTCCTGAATAATACCCAAGTCAACATTTGATCCGTTAATCGAATTGAAATCCTCGGACTTAGGATTGTATTTAAGGGTTGCATTCATGAATTTCTTCCCGTCGTCCAAGTATCCGTTTGCTACTACGGAGATAACTTCCGGTGCTTGCTCTTTTTGATACTCTGCACTCAGCGATACATTTATATTCTGTACCGTTGCCGTTGCTTTTGCTGAAATAAAATAGTTAATTTCCATGTTTTTTATAATTTATCTGTAATACAATTGTCCTGTTGATCTATCTATGCATAAGTAATAATTTTTTTTACCATTAACGTTTTGAACATTTTTAAAATATACAGCACCGTTAAATGTAGATTTTCCATTTACCTCAACATCTCCGTAAAATATCGATACTCCCTCTTCAACTATTAAAGCCGCAGTTGGAGCCATCTTTTTACTATCATCAACATAGTCTATGGCTCTTAATTTTAATGCTGTTATTTTTGCTAAAGTTGCATAACTGGAAGTATTTTTGGCTATTATCTCTAATCCGATTATTTCTGCGTTATCTCCTGTTGCTGTTATTATTCCGGCTTGTAACATACCTGTTGAAGGGGCAAGTACGCCGGATCCTGATGCATATACAGAAAAACCATTTTTAGCATAACAAGAGCCTATTTTTGAACTCGCATTGAAATCAGATGATCTCAACCCATTATCACTTAATTCTAACCCTGCTATTTTATTTATATTTCCAAGTTGAAGATACGTAACTTCACCAACGACCCCTTTTATCCCCCAATCAGTAGCACTATTATAGTACATACCAATATAATTATTAGTGTCTTTGTAAGCTTTAAAAGATCTTTCTGCCGTTGTCGATGTGATTTGAATACCGGAACCACTCCCATACGCAGCCCCTCCGTAAATCTTATAATCTGCGAAATTGAAGCCTGCTACGGAGAGCATATTTGCTTTGATGGAATCAGCAGCAAGAATGTTTGTTTTTAACTTGTCGATAAAACCATCTATAGCAATTAAGGCATCCGCCTTTATCAGATTCGTGTTTATATAACCTCCTTGGATAAGCGTACCATTTTCTGAGTTTACAGCATTTTTTTCCAATGCCTCGAAATTTGTAAATCCAAGTTGTGCAGCAAAAGAATCTTTCGTAGTAATCTCTATGTCGGAGTAACCGTCCGCTGTCTGGTCGAAAACCGTGGCGTAGTCCACGAACCATTCCAAGGGGGCAGTTGATGGTTTTACCGGGCCTGACAGCATCAGGTGATTTATGGTGCTAAAAGTACCCGTACTCCCGCATGTCACCTTGAATATATAAGTCTCGTATTTCCCCGTACCTGCCATTGAGGTCAGCTGCTCTTGCTTACCACCGGTTCCGTAGCTGTTATGAACATTTTTCAAAGTATACCCGACGGGTATTTTGGCACTCACTTTCACGATAAACACGGCATTGGCACGGGACTGATTAGCAAAATAGAATCCCCCCAAATGATTTGTCCAGGTCCCTCCGTATGCTTTAATATACAGGCAATAGTCCGAGTCGTTATAAGGCGATCCGGCAGCATTTGCGTTTGAGGATTTTTGTATTCTGGAAACTGTTAGTGATCCACCATCATTTTGTGCATAATATGTTTTGGTGCCATTTAGCCCTAGTTTAAACTCCGGGTCTTTGTACAGCATCTTCCCGTTAATAGACTCTCCAGGTATTCCCTGGGCTCCTGTATCTCCCTTATCGCCTTTAGCTCCTTGGGCTCCTGTTGCCCCCTTATCGCCTTTAGCTCCTTGGGCTCCTGTTGCCCCCTTGAAAGCGATTGAGTAGGAGAAAACACGGGTGAAAGACTTGCCATCTACTGTAACAGGTATATTCACCGTTCCGCTCGCCGTAGTCATGCTGGTGGTAACGGTAAAGGTTATTGTTGCCTTGGTTGTCCCGTTATTGGTTATACTTGCCGTCATGCCTGCAGGCAAACCGGATATGGAGCCGATAGTAGCCGCAACTTGTGTAGCGCCCTTGTAGGCTACCACGGCACAAGAGGTAGACCCTGCCAATGCCGCAGATACAGAACCAGCGAAAGCATGTGACTCGTTCGTCAGTAATACTGTATAAGCATCTGCTCCTGATGTACCCATGGCTCCTGTATCTCCCTTATCGCCTTTAGCTCCTTGGGCTCCTGTATCTCCCTTATCGCCTTTAGCTCCTTGGGCACCATCTGCCAATTTTGCCAGCGTGAAACTATCCGATAGCTTCTCATCCCCGTCACAAACAACCCGGAACGTCCTAACATTCGTACCAGAAGGAAATAAAGTAGTGTTCCCCGGTATAACAGAATAAGTTGAGGATGTAGCCCCGCTTATGTTCGTCCATGTACTGCCGTTTAAATACTGCCACTGATAAGACGTCGGGGTGAAATTTCTTGGGAGTGCCGTTAAAACAATACTTGCCGGGGAAGGTGTTCCAGTATATCCAGCACCATACTTAAACACCTGTGAAGGGGCCGTGATGTCTACCGTCTTAGCGATAGCGTCTTGGATGGATTGCTCCACGTCTCCGTGAGAAGGAGTCCAAACAGGGGCGGGAAGAAAACCTTCAACCAGCATGACTTCGGTAAATTTTACAGAGTTACCAAGAGTGGAGCCAGCTATACCTGCATAACATAACAAATATCCTTCTTGTTCAGTGAAATTATTGTATGTGATTAAAAAACCTCCATTCTTATCTGCATTTAATGTTGGACATAGCACAGTACTTACATCTTTATTATAAAGTACAAAAGAATATCTATCAGGGTTACCTACTAAATTCTGAATATTACCTGCATTTACGTAATATACCGTGTTAGGCTTTATTTTAGATACATATAATTCCTTATAGGTATAATTCGTAGATCCTACGCCTAACGTAAATTCCTTCGTCCCATCTGCCAGATTCACATTATTTGCTCCGGTCTGATCTTCTTCTGCTACTGGAAAGCCTTGCAGGGGTTTATTGCCTTCGATTAGGGAGATGTTGTAGATTAACGCATTTACGTTATAGCCATATGTAGATGATATTTTTTGTATTGTTCTACCGGGTTTCGTAACAATATAAACCGTTGTTTTACTTGTTGTATGATTCGTTAATATCAGTCGGTCGCGACCACCATCTGTATACTTAATAAGTATATAAAGGCCTTCTTTTAATGTTGCCTCTGTTGTTTTGGATTTCCACTCAATCGCGAGAACATATTGTGTGTTTACTTTAAAATTCAGGTCAAATATCGGATTAAGGATATCATTACTAACTGAAAAATTATAAAATAACAATGTCGGTGCTACATCCAAATATATTCCGTCTTCATCTTGTCCCCAGACCGCAATATCCTTGTTCTTCTCATTCCATCGAAGCATCATTTTTTTTGAAATGAGATTTACGGAGCCGATTTGTAACGCATCCAGTCTCGCCTGCGCCTCGTTTATTGCGTTCTGCTCCGCCTCTGTTACAATACCGTCTGCGTAAGCATTGGCCCTTGTTTCTGCCAAGGCTGCCTTAGCCTGCGCTATATCTGTGGCTATCTGCTTCTGATCGTTTATGGAGGGAGTCCACAATAGCGAAGTTTTATTGCCTAATACTAGTTTTACCCACTCTATTTCAG